CAGCAGACCACCGCTGAAGTAATGCGAATCTTCCGCGATCCACAGCGGGCGATGACGATAGCAGCCAGCGAAGTGAGCAGGGCATACCACGCCGGGCAGGAGATCGCCGCCAAGCAATCGGGCGTGGTAGCTGGTAAGAAATGGCTCGCCAGTAGTGACGCTTGCGAGGCGTGTCTCGCACTCGACGGTAAAATAGTGGCATTGGGAGAGCCGTTCATCGTTTTGCCGAAAGGCGGACCGTACGCGACGGTGATGTACCCGCCTTTACACCCGCGCTGCATGTGCAGCATGACCGAGGAGCTCAACGAAGAGTGGCAACCGTAAACATTCAGAAATTGGTGGCCGCTCCTGAGCGAATCTCGCACGTCGTTCCTGACGCTCCGTGCCAGCTTGACTCCAAGCTCTGCACTGCGACCTATACCGTTTCCAGCATGGCGGTAGACAACGATGGCGACATCCTTGTGCCTGAAGGCAGCATTCCGCATCTGGAGCGATATCGAAACAACCCGGTGGTGCTGTGGGATCACAACAACCACATGGCTCCGATCGCGCAGTCAATCAACCCCGCCACGAAGTCGCTGAGCTGGGACGTATATGATCAGAATTGCGTGAAAGCCACCGCCCTGTTCCACATGATGACGCAGGAGTCAGCACAGTGCTGGGCACTAGTGGAGGCCGGTGTATTGCGTGGCTCATCAGTCGGCTACGATCCAGTGACGGGCAAGTCACTGAGGCTTGCGGGGCGTGGCATTAAGTTTTTGGAGTGGGCTCCGCACGAGTGGTCTATCGTTCCTGTGCCCTGCAACCCCGAAGCGCTGCTTGACACCGTTCACCGCCACTGGGATGGCAAGAGCCTCGCCCCGTCGATTGTCAAAAGCATGATGCGGTACGCTCCTCCGAACCCGACCGCCCGCGTGGTAGTGCCAATGGTGCTATCGAAACGGTACGTCAAGAACGCCGTGCCGTGGGCGGTACAATCTAGCAACAAGCTCGCTACGTCTTCCAAGGAATCGAAAGCTATGGCCGATGAACAACTTGCTACCGACGAAGCCGTAGAGCCGGTTCAGCATCCTCCGGGTGCTCAAGCTGTGATGGGCTTCTGTGCTGACCTTGAAGCAGCACTGGCTAACCTGCACGCCGCCCTGCCGATGATCGAAAAAGAGCCGATCTTGGAGCTTTTCGAATCAGTAGGCATGGCAATCGGTGAGCAAGTCGATGTACTCAAGGCCAAGCTGGCGGAAGTGTATCCTGACCTTAAAGTTGAGGCAGAGGACGAAGAGGAAGAGGCGGAGGAAGTAGGGGAAGCGGAAGACGTGGAGCCCGCCGAGAAGGTTAACGACGAGGAGGAGCCCGCCGACGATCCGGCTGAAGAAGTCAAGGCAGAGGATGATGTCGAAGAGGAAGAAGACAAGCCGAAGGAGAAATCCAAGGTCAAGTCACTTTCCAAGTCAGACTATGCCCCGCATCTGCAGTCTGTTCAGGACGCAGGCGAGCTGGTCAAAGAGATGGGCGATTCCCCGAATATCCCCAAGTCGTACCGCCTCGCCTGCAAGTCAGCCTACAGCGGGCTGGCCAGTGCCTGCGACTACATGACAAAGACGTTCGCTATCACGCCAGAGGGCAAGGTAGAGGAACAGAAGGCCGACGAGCCAGAACCTGAGCCGGTCGAAAAAGCAGACGACGAGATCAGCGAAGACGAGATGAAAGCGATCAAGTCACTGCAGGCCGACCTTGCCAGCCTGCGTAAGGAAACGTCCAAGATTGCCGGGAAGGTAAAATAATGCTGTCAGAGTCGAATCAGAAAGCATTCGATGAGGCCACCAAGTCACTTCGCCTTGCCTTGCAATCCATGCAGTCAAGCAAGGAGCACGGCAAGGTGGAAGTGGTGCTCAATATGGTTAGCGGTGGGGTGTCAGGCATCAGCTGCACCAAAACTGCTACCGAAAAGGTCAAGTAGAAGCGAAGTTGTAGGGGACAGGTAAGCGGCATCACAGGGATTGCCCACGCCATCCACCACGCAAACGTGTGGAGGATGGTATGCCTGCGGAAACTGTTACGGAAATCCTGAAGTCGATTGGTGACGAAGTTAAGTCACTGAAGGGCGACGTTGCCAAGCTCAAAGAAAAAGCACCGGGACAGGCGAGCCCGAATCGCATCTTCGGCATCCGAAGGGGCGAGTCGCCTTTGTCATCTCGCGGCTATAGCTTTGTCAAGGCCATTGGATTGGCAGTCGGCAAGCTGTCCGCCGAAGATGCTCGCGTCGAAAACGAAATCCACAGCAAGATCAACAAGAGCCTCCGCGAGCAAGGGTATCGCAAGGAAAACGATGGTGTCATGATGATGCCATTTGCTTCCGCCCACATGGAAGACTCCATTGCTCAGGATTGCCGCGATCTGGTGCTAGCTGGCGGTGCTGCTGATCCTGATGAGGTTCGGCACATCCGCAAGTCAATGTATCAGAAGGATATGAGCTGGAACATCGACACCAGCGGCGGCACGCTCATCCCTGCACCTGCTCAGGGCGAGCTGATCGAGCTGTTGCGAAACAAGGCAGCACTGATGGCTGCCGGCGCTCGCACCATCCCGATGCCAGCACAAGGCAGCACCAGCTTGCCCAAGCAGACTGGTGCGAGCACCGCTTACTGGGTTGGTGAAAACACCACCATCACGGCAAGCGATCTGACCACCGGCAACCTGTTGCTCCGTGCAAAGAAGCTCGCCGGCCTCATGGCAATTCCCAACGAGCTCTTCCGCTACAGCAGCCCTGCTGCCGATGCGGTGTGCCGTGAGGATTTGGTCATGGTGCTTCAGCTCGCGATGGACCTCGCTGGCCTGACTGGTGCAGGCAGTGCGACCAGCCCGAAGAGTATTTTCAACTACTCTGTCAACAGCTACACCCCGAAGAAGCAGGGAACGAACGGTGATGCGTTCGGTCCTGAAGATTTCTTCGGCATGATCGGCAAGACGCACGCCGTTAACGGTATCGTCAACGAAGAAGCGTTTGCCTTCATCATCCGCCCTGAGCTGTTCTACAACATCATGGCTAAGCGTGCTGATGCGGTATCAGCAGGCGACGGGCAGGGCTCGTTTGTTCAGTGGAGCACTGACCAGTACGGCAACCTACAGTACCGGGCAGCAGGCAAGAAAGTGATCGTCAGCAACCAGATCGCCGCTGATCGTACCAAGGCCAGCTCTGGTGCAACGCTGACCCGCGTGCTCGGTGGCGACATGAGCCAGTGGATCATCGCGATGGCTGCTGCTTTGGAAATTGAGCAGAATCGTTACAGCGATACCGCATTCACCAAGGATCAAACACAGATTCGTGCGATCCTGCAGGTGGATATGGGACCACGCCACGAAGAGAGCTTCACGGTGGCTGATTACCTCCGTGTCGATGCCAAGTCTGCTTAATGATCATCTGACCCAGCCCTGTCTAGGGCTGGGTGTTTCCTTGCTGACTACCATACCAATACACATGCGGAGATAACGAGCCATGACGTTTTTCGGGGACATCAAGAATCAAGCCCTGGCGTACACGCTGTTTACGCCACAAGCCTTGACGCAGACAACGACGAGTTCGGTTGTCGATATGGGAACAGCCGCCGGTGTTGGCACGACTGGTCTGATGACCGTTGGTGCTGTATCTGGTACAGGCGGCCCTGGCCTGACTGTCAAATTTCAAGAATGCGATACCACGAACGGCACGTTCGCCGATATCACTGGTGCTGCCTTCAGCCAGATCACTACTAGCGGTGCCACTACTGGTGCTGCTACTACGCTGTTCACGGTGTTCAACCGCACCAAGCGGTACATCCAGGCTGTCGGCACTGTGGTTGGTACGACCAACCCCAGCATTACTGCCAGCGTGGTGATTCTGGAACAGAAGAAGTCGCTGTAATAATCGGCTCCGGTATACTCTAAGCGGGAGCCTGCAACGGGCTTCCGCTTTTTCGTTTGGCTTGCTGCTGCATTGAAGAATGCGGGAGCAGTGGAGTGTGCAGAATGTCTATCGCTTCGAAGAACAGGAATAGAAAGAAACGCCTCCGCCGCCTTTACGAAAATATAGTCGAAGCAAAGGTAATGCGATTCGCTGGGCAAGTTCTGGAAGCACAGCACGAAGCCAGAGTTGCCAAAGAGAACGAATTGAAAATACGCAAAACGCTGGATGAGCTTGTAGCAAGGCATTTGCAAATAGGCATTATGAAGGGCGGCAACATTGCCCACGTCGAATGGAAATCACCGCCTGTCTCGGCGCTGATGCCCAAAGAGCGATCGTATGCATGGACTACAACGACAGACCAGATTTACGATATAGGCTCATTCATTAAGCACATGCCAGGATTTCGGATAGGCTGGCGGCAGATGCTTGGCGAGATGGCCAGAGACAACCGCCACAATGCAATCGATTATCTCGAAATGATAGCAGACCACATCGGGCAATCTATCGCCCGATGTGTGCTTGAGAAGTTTGTCGAAGAAGCAAAAGCTCAAACCCAGGAGAAGACCAGTGCAGCCAGAGTATCAATGGAAACCGTTACCTGAGAAAATCCGAATCGGCATCTTTCGATTCCCTTTCGACATGAAGGAAATCAGCACTACAGTTGACTGGCTGGTTCGATCCTGTCACTACCTGAACAACCACCCGCGCATCGAAACGGTAGCCACTGAGGCCATCGTAGACACGCCTGTGGACATGTCCCGCAATCGGGCGTTGAAGCGGGCACAAGAATTGAACCTGCAGTTTGCGGTGTTCATCGATTCGGACATGTGGCCGGACTATGAATTCTTGCACAATCAGGGGCAGGAGTCGCCGGAGAAGGGCGTACAGCAGTTCTTGCCATCTGCCTTAGAGTTCGCCCTGCAGCACGATGGCCCGTGCGTCGTCGGAGCTCCGTACTGCACCTCGCCGCCGGAGGAGCGGGTGCTAGTGATGCGGTGGGTAACGGTAGAGACAGGAGCACCTGCTGGCAACGCTCAGATCAAAAGTGTGGATCGTGGCGAGGCTTCACTGATGCGCGGCTTCGAAGAGGTCGCCGCACTGGGGACAGGGCTGCTGCTGATCGACATGCGAGCGATCCAGCTGCTGCCAAAGCCTTGGTTTTCGTATGAGTTCAAGGACGATGCCAAGACGGAGAAGGCCAGCACCGAGGATATCGTGTTTACTCGAGACTTGCACCTGCTGGGCGTGCCTCAATACTGCTTCTGGAATGCGTGGTCGGGGCACTGGAAAACCAAGATGGTGACGAAGCCTGCCAATATCCCGCTGGCCAATATCAGCAAGGCAATGCGGGAGGTCATGTACGACAAGTTCAACCGTGATCTGAACGCACAGTACGGTGACAAGATACGGCAGATCGAAGGGAAGTAGCATGACTGATGAAATCCGCCAAGCTATCGCGGCGAAGGAACCAACTGAAGAGGTGTCGGGCGATGGACTTCCGCCTGACACCTATCTTGGGAGAGTGCATGTAGACACCAGCCAGAAATCTCTCAAGCGGCTGATAGGAGACACTGAGCAGTACAAGCCTTGGAAGAATCACTACACCAACGACGACTTCCATTCGTGGTATCGGTGGATAATTGATACGACAGATTTGCAACAGTTGGTGAGCAAGATGCCAATGTCGGACACTGAAAGGCTGTACTTTTTGATGTCTGATATGATGCGTAATGCTCACCGAAACCACGCACTGCTTGGTCCTGTCTGTGACTACAGCAATCATGGACCCGATTGCGACTGTGGGAGAAGGTAGCGGGGGCGGTAAGCTAATACATGGCCATCGCATCACTCACTCAGGTCAAAACGCACCTGGGAATATCTGTTGCAACCTACGACACCCAGCTGACTCAATGGCTGGATGCCGCCATTTCTGCCGTAATTAACTATTGCGGCACTTCATTTGAGCAGGCCACTCGCACTGAATACTACGAGCCCGATGGCAACAAGCTGGTGCTGCAAAATCGCCCGGTCATCTCAGTCACGTCCGTTTACGAAAACGCCGGGGCGTATTGGGGTTCAGCTGACAACCCTTGGAC